CATCATTCCAAAGAAGAATGGCAAGTCGATCATGAGCGGCGCTGTTGGCCTGTACATGATGGACTGGGACGGCTGGCCGGGTGCTCAGTGCTATATCCTGGCCAAAAACCAGAGCCACGCCAAAGACCTGGGCTACCGGTCGGCACAGATCATGGTCGAAAACTCAGAGACCCTCAAAGAGCAGTATAAAATCCGCTACGATGCGGCCAATTCGGGCATCTACTTCAAAGCGAACCAGTCCTTCTACAAGCCGATCACCTCGAAAGCAGAGAGCGAGGATGGCCGGAACGTGCATTTCTGCGGCCCCGATGAAACCAAAGACTGGACAAACTTCGAGATTTACAACCTGATGAAGAACGGAACGGTGAATGCTCCGAACTCTCTTATCCTGTCCACGACCACGGCCGGCCCTAACCAGGAGAGCCTGGGCTACAAGCGCCAGAAGTACCTTGAGAAGGTCCTCGACCAGACCATCGAGGATGACAGTCTTTTCGGTGTGATTTACACCATCGACCCGGAGGACAAGGAAGACCCGGGCTTCTGGATGGATCACAAGGTATGGCGTAAAGCGAACCCAAACTTCGGGGTGTCAGTCTACCCTGAAGCCCTGCAGACCATTGCCAACGAGGCGAGGCACTCCCTGGACCAGCGTATCGATTTTGAAACAAAACACCTGAACATATGGCACTCCTCAATCAGTAGTTTCGTGTCATCTGAGGCCTGGAACGCCTGTGGCATTGAGAAACTCCCTGCGCCCTTCACCAACCTTGACGCTTTGCTCAAGAAGTATGCCGGTGTTGAGGCTTTTATCGGCCTTGACATGGGCTCTGTGGATGACTTCACCGCCGTGGTGGTATGCGTGAGAAACGGGGACCGCCTGGATGTGATCCCGCTGTTCTTCGTCCCGGAGGGGAATATGCAGGAGCGTAAGAACGCCCACCTGGTCAAGCCATGGGTCGAGCATGGATACATCCTGGCCACCCAGGGCATGACTACGAACCACGCCTTCACACAAAACTACATCGAACAGGTGGCCAGCCACGTGACGGTACGAGAAGTCATCATGGACCGCTACCGCACCGAGCTGATCGAGCCGGCCCTTGAGGATATGGGTATCGTGACGGTCGGTGTCGGCCAGGGATATGGCGGGATCTCCCCATGTGTGGACACGCTGGAATCGATGATACTTGAGAAGCAGATCAATCACGGGGACAACCCCGTGCTGCGATGGATGATGAGCAACATTGTCATCCAAAAGAACCCGGCAGGTGACCGCAAGTTCGCCAAGGATCGCGCCGAGGACAAAATAGATGGACCTGTTGCACTTGCCATGGCGCTGTATCGCGCCCAGGTTTCCCAGCCAGACGATGAACTCATTGAAGGAGATGTGATACACTAATGATTTTTTCCGATAGAGTTATCAAGATGATTCACCCGAAAGAGTTTGACAGACTCTTCTGGAAAGAGGTGCCCAATCACAAGACACATGAGAAGGCATTTGAAAAGCTGAACGAGGAGTATCGCAAGGCCACTGGACAGCCCAGATACAGCAACTATAACTCGTATCGCAATGCCCGAGACAATAGGATTCAGATGTCAAAAAGGAAAGGCGCCTAAAAAAATGCAACATTGATGCATTGAAACCTAAACAAATTAGGGTCATATTTCAGATGAAACCTGAAATATATGGCCTTATTCGAATTACGAAATAGCTTAGAAAACCCCAACGTGCCGCTCTCAGGCAAGAATTTGCTTGAGATACAGGGCCTGTTTCGCAATAGTGACGCGGGGGTGCCGGTCGACCGCAAAAATTTGATGACGTTCAGCGCGGCCTTCCAGGCCTTAACGCTGTTCGGATTCATTACCGCGTCCCTTCCCCTGAAAGTTTATCGTCGAGTGGATGAGGGTAAACAGGTAGACCGGGGGCATCCGGCCTACCGCCTGGTGCATAAAAGGGCAAACCCTGAGATGACCGCATTTGATGTGCGGTCATCCCTTGTGATCCAGAAGCTGATCCACGGAATGTCATTCGGTGCTATCGAAAGGAATCCGTTCAGCGGTGACCCCATCGCTATCTGGCCGCTTCGCTCCTGGGCCACCTCCATCGACCGCCGCCCGAACGGAGACCTGTTCGTCCGTTCTCGTAACGAGGAGAAGAACCTCGAGGTGGATTTCGACATGGAGGATGTGCTGATATTCAAAAATGTCAGCGTTGACGGCCATGAGGGCATCGGCCTGCTTGACGTTGCCACCAACGCTATCGGCCTGGGCCTGGCCACAGAGAAATTCGGCAGCTCGTTCTTCAGCAACGGCGCCACGCCATCAGGCATCCTGAAGTTCCAGAAGAAGTTTCCAGACGAAGGATCCGTTGAGCGTACCCGCAAAAAATGGAACACGGTCCATCAAGGCCCATCCAACCAGCAGAAGATCGCAATCATCGACCAGGGCGGTGACTACCAGTCTGTCGGCGTTCCCCCGGACAAGGCGCAGTTCCTTGAAACGCGGAAGATCCAGGTCACAGAGCTTGCCCGGTTTGTCAACATCCCGACGCACTTCCTGAACGACCTTGAGCGCGCCACCTTCTCCAACGTCGAGCATCTTGACCTGTCGGCTCTGAAGTACAGCTTCAATCCGCACCTGGTTAACCAGGAGCAGGAGATGGACTGGAAACTCCTGAGCGAGGAAGAGAAAGCTCTCGACAGCGCATTCATAGAGCACAGCGTCGAAGGACTGCTCCGTGCCGATGCCCAGGGCCGCGCCGCACTGTATAAAGCTCTTCGCGAAGTAACAGCTATGACCGGCAACGAGATCAGGCAAAAAGAAAACATGAACACCAGGGATGACGGCAACGATCTCCACGTCCCATCCAACTGGATACCCGCAAAAGATTCTGGCAAGCAATATGAAACATCTTGAACACATGGGGCTGCCGAAGTCCTTCATGAACCACAAGTCGAACCTGGACAGCCTCCGGGCCAACTACCAGCCGATGGCCTTTGACATCCGCAATCAGGATGACGTTGCCGTCATCGACATTGATGGCTTCATTGGCCAGGATATGTTCATGGAATTTATGACCGGTGAAAAATCGCCAAACACCGTGGAGTCGCTCAAAGAGCAGCTTCGCGGTATCCGGTCCAACAAGATCATCGTGAACATCAATTCCCCTGGCGGTTCATTCAATGACGGATTGGTCATTATGGACCTGCTACGCATGAAGAAAGCCGAGGTCGTCACCAACCTGTACGGCCTGAGCGCATCTGCTGCTACTGTCATCTGGCAGGGCGGTGACAAGCGCCGGATCTCAAAGAATGCCTTTCCGCTCATACACAGAGTGATGGCCGGCATGATGGGATATTTCAATACCGGAAGCCTGCTTGCCATGGCCGAGGAACTTAATACCCTTGACACCCGGCTCGTGCAGATCTATGCCGAGCGCACCGGTGCAAGTGAGAAGGATATTCTTGAATTGATGGAAGCCGGCGAAGGATACGGCAAGTTCATCGATGCGCAGACCGCCGTTGATTTCGGCCTTGCCGATGAGATATTTGACCCGGCTGACGAGGAAGACCATGACGTCGACCGGATGAACCACGCGCTCCTTGGCAGCCTATCGCTGACGGATGCGCTCAAGAACTTGATCGAGAATCATCAAGAAGAAACACCAACTCCGGAAAGTCCGGAGGAACCAGCCTCCTATGAAGAGGTTTTGAAGTTAATGAAAATGAAAATCCAGAACTGATATGAACTACTTTGACCTGAAAGCGCTCAAAGAAAAGCGCGCCAAGGATCTCAAAGCTGCCGAGGCCATACAGGAGGCTGCACAGAAGGATGGTCGGCCCCTTAATGCCGAGGAGAAGGAGAGATTCGACAAACACTATACCAGCTTCAGGGACATGACCGAGCAGATCCAGGCGGCAGAGAACGCCCGCGAGATGCAGAGTGTCCGCGAGGTTGAGTCCGGTATCGAGAACGAGCGGATGAAGGCCGTCAAGGAGAATGACAAGCCAAAGGATGGACAGCCCGATGGCTACCAGTCCGCGTTCACCAAGTACATGATCCTGGGTCCGGATCGGCTAACCCCGACCGAGCGCGAGATCCTGAACACGGGAGCCGCCACACAGACCTCTACGACCACTGGCGGTGGATACACCATTCCCGAAGGCTTCATGAATGAGCTTGAAGTCGCCATGAAGCGCTATGGTGGAGTTGAGCCGGTGTCCCGCGTGATCAACACCGATTCCGGTAACGACATCCCGTTCCCGACCACTAACGATACCAGCAACAAGGGCCGCCTGATCTCCGAGAACACCGACGTCACTGCCGGCAGCAATGCTGCAGTCACCTTCGGTACGGTAGACCTGAAGGCCTACAATTACACCTCGGACCTGATCCAGGTGCCCCGCCAGCTGATGCAGGACTCTGCATTCGATATGGGCCAGGTACTCGGCGACCTTCTGGGAACCCGCCTGGGCCGCATCAAGAACGAGCACCTGACTAGCGGAACCGGCTCCGGCCAGCCGCAAGGTATCGTGACCGGCGCAACGGAAGGCGCAGAGACCACTTCTGCCACCGCGTTCACCCGTGCGCAGATCCTCGACCTGATCTACTC